TGTAAATACATTCATATTCAACATCCCAAATTGCCTCTGTATGTGTACAAGAAGTTTTTAGAATTCAAAGAGTTGATACAGGACTGTCCCAATGACCTGGAACTCCGTAACATGGAACCGATACGAACCTTGTTGTTTAGTCTTACCCTTATCCTGTCTGAGACCAAAAAACAAACCCTCTTGGACCCCATGACGTTCAAATTCAAATTTGAAGAAGTCTTTACCGACTTGCGTGCCCCTACGCTAGAATATGCCGTACCGTTCTTCAAGGACGGCGACCCCAAGGAGCTGTTCGTCCCTCTCAATGAATTTGTCTATCACCTGACCGAGACAAAAAACAAGACCAAGCTCTTCTATTGGATGGATTGGATACTTTGTTATGACGAGAAATGTATCAAAGAAAAGAACCCCATCTTCTCCGTGGAAAGGGAAGGCATTCCTCATTTCTATCAAAACGTCGTATGGGTCCTGTTTGACATCTTGTTGTCTCATCCGGACCCTCTACGGAAACGAACGGTCGAGTCCTTGATGGGTCTCTTTGCGATACGGTATCGTCCTTCGCACAACAAAAAGAAACGAGAAATACTCACCTTTTGTATCTTGTTGTTTATGGAAGAGACGTTACCTTATCAGTTGCCGCTCGTGGAGCGTGGCGAAATCTTTCGTCCTCTACACTCCAACATTGAACTGATTTTCAAAGAACTACGAAAACATGAAGTTCATACCCTAGTGTAAGTATTTTATATTTTTATACTCTAACATTATAATGCCCAAGGATGTTCTACACAACATGTATTCCAATATGTATGGAGAAGGAAAGAACTTCCAAACGACGAAACCCTCTGTCACCATGAAAAAGCTTCTGACCAAAAAGGAAAACGAAAAGGAAAGCGAAAAGGAAAGCGAACCGGGTATAAATTATGACATGGACATTCAGCCTCCCTCGTTTACCATGTGGGGGATTGTGGTGTTTAGTCTGGTGCTGGCCATCCTTTCTCTCGGCTATTATTTTAGAGATACGTTACTCTCCTATTACCGGTCCTTGATGGAAGGGGTCAAACAGGTCAACCCCATACAAACCTTGGAGAAGACCTTAGAGACCCCGCCGCCTGTACCTGCCCCGAACCCGAACTTGACGGCTGCCTCTATTCAAAGTGAAGAAAGAGAAGCAGAAGAAAAGAAGAGAAAGGAAGAAAACGGGGCCATACGACAGTTACAAGATAAAATAGATACGTCACTTTACCGGAAAGACCAATTGGTAGACAAGAATGGGTTTTGTTACATTGGGTACGAAAAGGGTCATCGTGTCTGTACTTACGTGTACCAGGGAGACGTGTGTATGAGCGGAGAGATATTTCCTACCATGGATGTGTGTCTTGTCCCGAGCTTGCGTCCGTAAACTTGTACCGTAAACTTGTACCGTAAACTTGCGTGCATAAAGGATAAGTATTTTAAATGGACGGATAATAAGGAACCGTGGAGTTGTAATAATACCCGCTAAACACGACATCTTTCACCCCGCTATTGGACGGGGGATACACGATGGTAGGGCAATTGGCGGAACGGTCAATGTTTTTCATCTTCTTGCGAAACTGCATCTTGCTAAACAGGTTCTTTTGGCTATCCTTGTTGCTGTTTCCATTGTATTGAAGGACTTCGGCCTTTCTACGCATGGCCAAGTCGTCATACCTTAATCCATTGACAAAAATATCACTTTGTACGCTTGTTCTCCCTACAATATCGGTAATGGGTATGCTGTTGGCTCCTTGACGCAAATCAACCAGGGGTTGAAGATAGACCGGAAGGACACCGTTGACGGTACAATCCCGCAGGACGACGGATTGGTTTAATTGTTCTAGCTGTGCCATTCGTTAGAATAAGAAAGTATATTATTCCAGATACTTTCTTATTTCGTTCTAGGTTCCATGTTTATTCCTCTTCGTTTATGTCACTACGTTCTGTCACTACGTTTATACAGCGACGTCTTCCGTTTTACTTGTATTTGTCTCACTTGTATTTGTCTCGGTCTTCCCGGGTTTCTTTTCCAGAAGAATGTCCTCGCCCTCAAAGAGCTCCTTCTGGATATCTTCCAGGGTCGCGTTCACGCCCAGGTTCTTCTCCTGGGTATTCATGTTTTGAATAGACACCAAATCACCCTTCTCGTTGATGGTCTGGGTGAGGCGATTGTTATGCTCCTTTGCCTTTTCAATGTTGGCTTGAATGGCGTTGACCTTGGACTGCTTGACCCGTTTGTCAAACTCTGCCTTGGCGGTATCCTCGTTCTTTTTCTTCTCGTGCATGAGCTCGTTCAACTCCTTCTCCAAGTACTGTACATTGCCCGTCTTGTAGGCTTCGGGGTGAAAGGGTATCCACAGACCGACGGGTCCCACGTAGACGTCGTGATGAGGGTCTGCCTCGCGTATCATGCGGCATCGTAGTTCCGCCTCTTGCTGGGTGGGAAAGACGCCGCGAATTTTCAGCCCACGTACCGAGGTTTGAAAAGAGTTCTCCTTGTGATAGGCCTCTTCCAGCTCGCGTTCGTTCTTGTCCACAAACCCCTTGTAATCCGTGTTTAGGTCGTTCACCAGGCTGGGCTTCTCCGTTTCCAAGAAGGACGCAAACTCGGCCGTCAAATCATCCACGTTTAGGTTGTATTTGTACGAGATGAAATGAATGAACTGGGAAAACTTTTCCACCGATTTGATGAAATCGTAATGCTTCAAGTAGTTCTCAAAAAAGAACAGCTCACGCTTCTTAATCTCGTTTTCCGGGGAGATAAAAGACATACATGCGAACTTCTGTTCGGCAATCGGCTTGTCCTCGTCCAGTAAGTCTACCAACTGTTTACTCATGATACATGTTAAAGGACAAGTTATTTATATATTTTTTTCTGTTGATTATAATATAATGTACATAGATTTCCGCGAAGTCTTGAAAAAGGTGATTAAATACATTGTGGAGGGATTGATGGTGGCGATTGCGTGCTTTGCCATTCCTAAAAAATCGCTGGACATTGAAGAAATCGCGATACTGGCCTTGGTCGCAGCTGCGACGTTTAGTATTCTGGACACGTACATTCCTACCATGGGTGAGAGTGCTCGCACGGGTGCCGGGTTCGGTATTGGTGCCAACCTGGTCCACTTCCCTGGCGGGTTTTAAAATACTTAGGCCTTAGAGCGTCGGGATGAATTCCCAATTCAAATCGTTACATATCTGCTTCCATATCTCGTCCTGTTCCAGTTTCTTCTGGTCCTTTAACATGGGGTAGAATTCCAGGTATTGCGTCTCCCCCAACAACTCGCACAGCTTGTACAGGGTATAATAGTAATTGAGGAAGTTGACCCGATAGTTTGGGCAATGTTTTGAATAAGGTACCTGTATATCCATAAAGAGGTTACACAGGGTATCTTCCAGTTTCGGGCTCATGACGGGAGGTTTAATGCCCAGCTTGTCCTTGATAAAGGGAATGTGTTCATAATATTTGTTGTACCCGAGTTTTTTCAGGATTTCCTTCATCTTCTTGTTACTCAAATCTTCACGAGTAAGACGTTCCTTCTTCACCTGTCGCTGTATGGTCTCAATGGTCTCGTCCGGTATGTCGGTTGACTCCTTGGCCTGAAATTGAGACAAAATTTCACGAAAATGATTGATACGCTTGTAGGCATAAAAGGAGACTTCTTTAGGAGGTTCCTTGTAAGACGGTTTATCATTTTCCACCAAGAACTTCTGTGTAGAATAACACTTGTTACAAATCATAATGCCTTCCTGCGAGACCTTGATGAGCTCGCCCTTGTTACAGGTTTCACAAATGGTTTTGTTATAGAGGTATTGATTTAGGTCGCTTTCTAGGAAGTTGTTTCTTTCCAGGTATGTTTGTATGGAATGTACCACGTCGGCCTGCTTGATGGAGTGGTCCTCTTTTAGGTTAAAAAAATGGTTCATGTTTTTTTTTGGATTGATGTTTTTGTCAATTTCCTGCTTGGACTCAAAATACGTAAATAAATCTTTTGAGTTCTCTAAGAAATAATTGGTCTTCTGTTGCCTCATGTATTTGATTTGTCCCTTGATTTTTTCAGCTTGTTTACGATTGTCCTCGGTACCCGTCTCTTCCAGTTCCTTCATCTTGGCTGTTAATTTAGGAATAACCTCGTTTTCCATGGTACCAAAATTACGTAACTGTTTTAAATACAACGCATCTATTGTATCGTCCTTTTTATTCGTCATGATTGATTATACTATACCGATAAATCTTTATATAAAAGATAATTTAGTAATTTTTTTTTCTTTTGCTAGTTTATAACATGGGTGGTGGATTGATGCAACTGGTAGCCTACGGCGCACAAGATGTCTATCTTACAGGTAATCCACAGATTACTTACTGGAAGGTGACTTACCGCCGCCACACCAACTTCGCGATGGAGTCGATCGAGCAGACCTTCAACGGCCAGAGTGATTTCGGCCGTCGTGTCACCTGCACCATCTCTCGTAACGGCGACCTTGCTTACCGCACGTATCTCCAGGTTACTCTCCCCGAGATTAACCAGGGCCACGCTGCTTATGCTCGGTGGCTGGATTTCCCTGGTCACCAGCTGATTGATGACGTGGAGGTGGAGATTGGAGGTCAGCGGATCGACAAACAGTACGGTGACTGGATGCACATCTGGTCGCAGCTGACCATGGACGTGAACCAGGAGCGTGGCTACAACAAGATGGTGGGCAACACCACTCAGCTCACCTTCCTCACGGACCCTGGCTTCGCTGCGGTGGATGGACCTTGTGCCTCATCTGCTCCTCGCCAGGTGTGTGCTCCTCGCAATGCTCTCCCTGAGACCACCCTCTACATTCCTCTCCAGTTCTGGTTCTGCAACAACCCTGGTCTGGCTCTTCCTCTCATTGCTCTCCAATACCACGAGGTGAAGATTAACATCAACATCCGGTCCATTGATGAGTGCCTCTGGGCGGTGTCCAGCCTCAACGGAACTGCGGACGTGAAGGCGTCGGCTGCCTACAACCAGTCCCTGGTGTCTGCTTCCCTCTACGTGGACTACATCTACCTGGACACGGATGAACGCCGCCGCATGGCCCAGAACCCCCACGAGTACCTCATTGAGCAGCTCCAGTTCACTGGCTCAGAGTCGGTGGGTTCGTCCTCCAACAAAATCCGCCTCAGCTTCAACCACCCCTGCAAGGAGCTTGTGTGGGTGGTGCAGCCGGATGCCAACGTGGACTACTGCTCCTCGTTCAGCGGCGGCCACACCCTCTTCAACACCTTCGGTGCCCAGCCGTTCAACTACACGGATGCCATTGATGCTCTCCCCAACACCATCAAGGCGTTCGGCAGCGACGTGGGCGTCAGCGGCGAGACCAAGTTCATCAACGCTTCGGGTCTGTTCGAGAGTGCGGGCTCCCACGGTCTTTCCTCGGGTGCTGCTCTTCCTGGTGCGAGCTTCGCCTGGGAGGGTGCTACCGACACCGGCCTCCAGTCCGCCGTCTCAGACGCTGGCACCTTCGTGCTCGCGGAGACCTCCCTTGGCCTCCACTGCTGGGGCGAGAACCCAGTGGTCACTGCCAAGCTCCAGCTCAACGGCCAGGACCGCTTCTCGGAGCGTGAGGGCACCTACTTTGACCAGGTCCAGCCCTGGCAGCACCACACCCGTGCTCCTGACACGGGTATTAACGTGTACTCGTTCGCTCTCCAGCCCGAGCAGCACCAGCCATCGGGCACCTGCAACTTCTCTCGCATTGATAACGCCACCCTCCAGCTCGTTCTCTCGAACGCGACGGTCGCAAGTGTCAACACGGCGAAGGTGCGTGTCTACGCTAGAAACTACAATGTACTCCGCGTGATGTCCGGTATGGGTGGTTTGGCCTACAGTAATTGAGCCAGGTATGGGTGGTTTTCATACTAAAATAAAATAAAATAAAAACAAAAAGAATAATCTTATATAATTCATTTTCTTGTAAGAATAAAAACAATTTTTATTCCTACAAACTACTACGTTTAAACGCAATTTCATTTGATTTATCTTTTACATATTACTCTCGCCAGTAACGGTCGCATGTTTTTCAATATTCGCATCTTTCCATGCTTTCTTGACTGCCTTGCGTTCAGGCTTCGCACTGTTTATACGAGCCAGCTCACGGATATGGTCCATATCACGTTTCGCGTCCGCTCGCTTATTGTCCTCACGACAAGTGAAACATGTCTTCGTTTCACCTAACCTACCTTTAAACTGGTCCAATGGACACACTTTCGAGCAGGTGGAACACTGTTTTGTTCCCTCTTCCGTTTCTTCTTTCGTTTTACGACGAGCCGTCTCCCGGATACGTTCCTTCTCTAAACACGTTTCGCATCGGCTCTTGGTATACGTCAAATCGTTCACTTCACGACATCCACGTATCACATTCCTACAAACGCGTTCGCCTCGTTTGATACCTTCCTCTATGAGGAAGGCACCCTTGTGCTTCTTGCAGTAAGCGTTTTCCGTTTTGGGTTCTTTGCATCCTTCTTTGATACAGCTCATTTTTTCTATAATAATGAACTGTATCGTTTACTCTTCAATTTTTATTTTTCATCGTTAAAGATTAAAATACTTATGAAACAGCAAAGGATTGAAATAAGAGATTACTCCTTTGTAAAATTGAATGCTAGGAATTAGTTTTACAAAGGTTAAAGATGCCGAAGAAAAAATGTATTGAACCTGGATGCGAAAAGAGGTCTCAAGGTAAGAGTGAGAAGTGTAAAGCACATGGAGGCGGGGAACGGTGTATTATATCTGGATGTAATAAAAGTGCACGACACAAAACAGAGAAATGCAAAGCTCATGGAGGTGGTCCACGTTGCACAGAGCCTGGATGTACGACGGGTGCGGTTGATAAGTCAGGTAAGTGTATCGTACACGGAGGTGGTCCACGTTGTCTTCATACTGATTGTGAGAACGGTTCTATAGGTAAGACCGATAAATGTTATTCACATGGAGGTGGCTTACGTTGCGTAGAGCATCTCTGTATGAAGAGTGCACGGAACAAGACGGAGAGGTGTGTAGCACATGGAGGTGGAAGACGCTGTGTTCAGAGTGGATGTGTAAAAAGTGCGGTTGATAAGTCAGGCAGGTGCAAAGCACATGGAGGAGGTCCACGATGCATACATCCAGGTTGTAAAAAGAGTGCTATAGCTAAAACAGAGAAGTGTACTGCTCACGGTGGCGGAAAACGATGCCCTAATTGTATTGACTGGCTCGACAGTAGGGCTGGTTCAAAACAACATGATGGATACTGTGCTACATGTTTTAAACAACTCTTCCCTGAGGATGAACGTAGTAAGGTTTTATATCTACATACAAAAGAAATACGTGTTCGCAATGCCATCAACGAGAACTTTGAAGGATTTATACATGACAAACCACTTTACACAGGTCACTGTGATTGTACGATGAGGCGACGAATAGACCATAGAAAACTGATTGATGCTACCTTGCTCTGTATTGAGACAGATGAATTCGCACACAAAGGATATGACCCAAAAGACGAAGAACTACGTTACGATGACTTGTATATGGTCCATAGCGGGAAATGGATATTTATACGTTTCAACCCTGATGGAAAGGGAGTAGACATGGTGGACAAGTTGAACCGTTTAATAGAAGAAATTCACTATCAAATGATGCGGATTAGAGATTCCGAAAACACTGAATTACTGGAAGTGATAAAGTTATTCTATTAATCTATGATTTCAACAAAGGATTGGAATAGGACAGTTCTCCCTTGTTGTAGAGCATGAGCTTGATGTCTTCCTTGATACGGTTCAAACACTCGTCATCGTCTTTGTTATTCAAGTACTTGATGAACTTCTCTTTCAAGATAGGGTCCGGGTTGCTGTCCAGCCATTCCTCCAACATCATTTCCTTTTCTTCGTACAAACGGTCCAGCTCGTCCTTCTTGTTGGCAAGGTTCCAGTTGTTTCCATCATAAATCATAATATACTTGTCTTTCATGTTGGAGATATAAATGTTTCGGTTCTCAGGTTTCAATGGATTAAAGTGTACCTTGTCAATCAGGGTCTTGACACAGTGGTTTACTTTCTTGATACAGAAACGATAATCATCATCGGTTAAATGGGAGATGTCGGTCTCGCGATAGGCCAAGAGCGTGAAATTGTTTTGTATGTTGGTTGTGTTAAAGGAACTATTGATTTCTAATTT